TTCGTTGTCTAGCTCGTCAATCATCAAGATGTAAGGCGCACTCTTGCCCTTAGTCTTCTTGTCGTCTTCCAGCTCCAGCCATGTGTAGATGTGGAACACCTTACGCAGACCGTCTTTGTTCTCCTCGAACTTCTTACCTTCAACTTTGTTGTTGGCTTGCTGTACCTTGTTCTCTTCAATTGACTCAGAGGCTTTGATGTAGCTAATGTCACGGTACATGCCAGAGTTGATGCGACGCTCGAACTCGTGGGTGGTAATCTCGTGGACTTCAGCCGCTCTCTGTGCGGTGTAGAAGTTGGTCGCCGCAAACGGCAGAATTACTCGATCAATTGGCAAGAACTCCACGCATGGGCGCTTCTTCTCTTCGTCAAACCAGAGTTTGAAGTACTGTGATCCACCCAATGGGAGTTGTGTCAGGAGTTGTTCTTGCTCGTCACGGAACTCTTCAATCTGCTCGGTGATCTGCCAGTTGAGAAAGTCCACCTTGCGATCGGAGATAGCGGACTTCATGTCGTCTTGCTTGCCGATGATCTTGGACTTGACGGGGCCATCTGGGGGGAACATTTCTTTGATGGCACGAGCGGCGAAGTCCACACAGCCCTCAGCCATCGCAGGGTGCACCACCTTGGATGCGCCCATGAATGTCGCACCACCGGGGGCATCATTACCCATACCAGTGCGCTTGATTCCCTCTTCGTATTGCTTGTCTCTCAGCTCACGAGCTTGCTTGTCGGATTCCAACAAGTCAAGGTAACGGAAGGTGAGATCACCCAGCGTGCTGGGGTCAATTGAGTCTGCTAAGTTGTCGTAGAACTCAGGGTTGAATTCGGGGCCATCATCGATGTCAACTATTGCTGAACCGTCAGGAAGCTCATCCGTTTCAATCTCAGGCATATCGACGACTGCGGAGCCGTCTTCTTGTTCGTCAATGTTGATATCGTCTGCCATTATTTAGCCTTATGTTTTGCTAGTTCACGACGCATAGCATGCACATCTTTAGCGATGATCACGACTGTCTTACCGCCTTTTCTGTTGGCATGTGCGTGGAAGTCGAATGGTTTATGTGCTTTGCGTAGTTTCTTTGGGACTTCGTACCAACGAGGTTTGACATGATCACCGGGGTCATTGTGGTGCTCGTGCCCATGGAACTGATGGTAAAAGTCTTCTTTGCTGAGTTTCAACTTCGCCATCATTCTTCTCCTTGTTTAACCTTCTTTTGTGGTTTGATGTGAACCACTTCGTTGGTCGGTATTGTTAGACCGCTCTTGTCTTTTGCGAAGATCGGTTTGCCTTTGGCATTCAAAGTCTTCTGCTCTTTCGGATCGTACTTCGCAAAGAATCCGTTAGAGTCTATATGAGCTTCGTCCATTTTACCCGTGGCTTTCTTGTTCTTCAATCCAACAATCACGCCTTTCTCACCAGACGCTACTTTGTCCAAGGGTCGGAAGTCATGGCTGTCACCGTCGATTACATCGTAGTGCTTGCCACTTTCTTCATCAAACACGCTCTTTGGTAGGTGGCGCTTATGGGTAAATGCCATCGCTACATTGTCACCACTCTCCAGACGGTCACGCATCTGGTGCCAGTTGGTGTGCGGGTTAGTCACTTCGTCATCTGATAGACCAGTGCTGGAGTAAGTGTAGTGATGGTTCTTAGCGATTGGCTTGTACTTCATCTTGGTGTAGTCGTAGAAGGTCACATCAGGGTGAGCTTCTATGATAGGGCGATACACCTCAGGGTTGATGTCTGACAACACATTCAATCGCATGCCCAAGTGGTTGCCGTTCTTAGCCGCCAACCCTTTAGCCGCCTCGATCTCGTCGTGGAGCTTCACAGCAAATGAGTGTGGGTCACGCAAGAATGCTTGCGTCTTGAGCAGGCTGTTGAGGCGAGGACCCTTGAACGCATCGAGGTCGGGCCCACCACCCAGCTTGAAGTAGTTGCCTGATGTCTTGCCCAGACACTCCTCTTTGCATGACGCATGGTTGGGGCAGGTGTTGAACTTGCCTTCCTCATATGCTGGCGCTAAAGCCAGACCAGTAGTCTCAATGCCACGCCCGTCGGGGAGGGTGACGGGTTCATATCCTGCTTTACCCTTCTCTGACTTGAGAAGCTTTGCGTTCTTACCTAGCAGGTCTCGTGAGCGTCCCTTCATCTTGCCAGTCTTGGCACGACCGATGTGTTCTGCTACGCCTTCTTCAGCGAGGTGCGTATTGGTCATGCGATCTTCAGGTGACAAGCTCAAATGGTGATCTATCGCTTCTCTGAATGCTCGTGACAGATTGGCAGTGCTTGGATGTGAGTCGTCATACTGCCAGTCTTCCTTCTTCATGATCTTGATGGGTTGCTCTTTGGGTTGACCACCACCAGCAAGTCCTTGTGGCTGGGCAGGGGGTTTCATCGCACCCAGTGCTTGACCTTGGGGAGTCATCGATAGCATGTTGCCCATGGGTGGTGTCTGACCCTGTGGAGCGTTAGGAGGTGTGCCACCTTGTTGAGGTGCGCCAGCGCCAATTTGACCTTGCTGTTGCTGGTCTTGTTGCTGTTGCTGAACCAGTGCGTTCGGAAGCAATTGCGATCCAGCTTGCATGGGGTTCTGGTCGATACCACCGACAGGTAAGCCATTGCTATCAGCTACACCACCAACAGAGGACATGCCAGTCTTTTGAGGATCAGGGTTCATGTAAATCTTGGGATCCATGTCCAGAGCTTCATTCACGCCAATGCTGTCCATCAGAGCAGGGTTAGCGTGTTGGTTGATCTGTAGACGCATTTGCGCCAGTGATGGAGAGTGTGCTGGTTCGTCCATGCTTCCTCCGATAGCTTTGTGTGCGATATATGGTGGGATTGCGTTGCGTGTCTTCCCAGTCTTTTCCATCGTGTGGTATCCAGTATGACCTGCTTTACGCATTGCTTGCTGGGTGCGTGGATCTTCCATGAGTCGATAGTTACCTGTCGAAAGCATTTCACCCAAGTGCTTGGGAGCGTCTGGAACCTTGTTGAAGCTTTTGTGCTTTGCGAGATGTTCAGCGATCTTTCTGACATGCTCGGAATTGTCGTAGTCGAATAAGCTCACGATGATTTCCTAGTTTGTTTGCTGGCGCTGTGCCAACCATTGTTGGAAGGACGGCATCTGATGTGTGTACATCCCTGCCGTGTCTTTGTTGTATTGATCCATGAGTTGTGCTCGTGCTTGAGCTTGTGCTCTCAGTGCGTCCAGTGCTAATCGTGTAGCAGGTGGAATGCCACCACCTGTTTGTTTGTGGATAACTTTGCGTGCAACGATGCCATGCCCGACATCACGCTCTTTCTCATATCTCACAGGGTTGTGCATTGGGTACAAGTGCTTGGTCTCTGTCTGGATGTCAAACGCTGAACCCTCTGGGACTAGGTGATGCCTCTCCATTGATCGGAACTGCCTACGGTTGACAACCATAGGATCACCGACTGTGACCTCACCGATTGCTTTGGCAGGGCCCTCGCCCGTCCTGACGATTGCTACACGCTTGCCCACATAGGGACGCAAGGTGTCACCATTACGGCTTTCAAATTTCTTGTGTCCATCCACAATCAGGTCAGCATATCTAAGCCCAGCTTTCTTGTCGGTCTTGACATTGATCCCCATGGGGTGCACATCACCACCTGATGCATAGATGTCAGGCATCTTGATCGCTGGGCGTGGGTTCGACTTGTCTTGCTGAGGCTTGACCATGTTGTTGGTCATCTCCAGCTCTTTCTTCAATGCGTCAATGTACTCGTCACGGTAACGACGAGGGAAGGGTTCACGCAATTCTGAGCGGGGGTGAAGGATCACTAGACTCTTATCCACGCCACGACCTGCCATCGACCTGCTACGGTGACGACCTTCGTGCCCAGAGATAAACGGAGTCAGTGGTAAGCCCACCTCTTCCTTGTCAATCTGTAGAAACGGGATGTCTCTGAACTTGTTAATTTGTTGCAGGTACTTGACATAGTCTTCTGTTGACAGGTCGGTCTTATGTGCCTTGTGCCCTTTGATTCTTTCTTCCAGACTAGGTGTGTGTGCGCCTGTTGTTTGGTTTCCCTTCAACTGCGTTGCATACTTCTCAAAGTCAGCAGGGTTCATGGTCATGAGCGCTTTAGCGTTGTCACCACTGAATGCCTGACGCAATGCGTCGTAGTCGAACATGTGCTCTAGGTTGGGGATCTCGTCCAGTGCACGCTGTAGGCGATCGGCACCATACTTGCCTTCAATCTCTCGTATGTGGTGCATGAGCTCTGCCATGCTTCCACCCTTAGACATCTTGAGTGCGCCATCTGATATGAGATGGTTTACATGCTCTTCAGCGACCCATTCCTCAGGAGCGATGCCACCGACACCACCACCAGAAGCCAGTCCGAATGCTTTTTTATTGAACGGTTGGGCACGAGGTAGATCTGCTACGCCTGCCTTCTTATTGATGCGCTCGACCTCTTTGTCACCCAGTATGCGGTTGACCTTCATCGATCCACCAATGAGCCAGTTACCAGTCATGTTGGAGTTGGTCTTGTATCGGTAGTGACCGCCCTTGGGTATCTGGTCAGTGATGTGTGCGTTGCGTGCGATGAGCTTGCCCTTGGCGTTCATACCACGCTCGTTGGCGACGGACTGCCAATCGACATCGTTGGGCATCTCGATCTCAGCCCACACATGATTATGGGGACGAGTGTCTGGTGGCATGTCCACCATGTTTGCTGGGTCGGACTTCTCACCGATGTGAGTGGCGACGGGTACATCACCTGCGTGCCAGCCCGGTCTATACGCCAATGGGCCAATCTTGCTCTTTACCTTGTCACCCTTCATCTCTCCCGATTTGGCATCGATCCACTTGCCCATCTCGACTGGGGTGTTGGCATCGACGAAGAGAGGGAACAACTTGCCCGGATGCTTCTCATGCACACGGAACAGCTTGTACGCCTTCACGGTGCTCTTGGGCTCTTTGGCGCTTCCACCTTTGGCTTCGTGCCGTACTGGGTGGAGTCTATGTCCTTTCATCACCAGCTCGTGACGCATCTGATCAACAGACACTTCACCACCGCTTGCCTTGGTGATGTCTTTCTTAGTTGTGTCGTATGTACCACGGTTGCCGATGGCTGATTTGATCTTATGGGGTTCAAACATGATCACTTCGTGTGGATCGCCATGGTCATAGGGATCGGCAAAGTGGATGCTGTCATATCCTTCTTTCCTGACTGCGTCGATCCATTCAGGAGTCAACAGTTCTGGGAACTCTTTGCTTCCACCAGCGAATGCTTCTCTCGCCCACTCGATCATGGTCTTGTCATCAAGCACCATTGGATTCTTGGCTTGGACATGCAAGGGCATGACATGCACGCCCTCTTTGTACGGTTCTTTGCCAAAGTAGTTGTGGATGTTGTGCGCGGCGGGTTGTCTCTCAGGATCCATCGACATCCATATCGCTTTACCGCTCATGGTTGGGTCTTTCCCACCGGGTTTGAACTCTTTGAAGTTAGCTGGGGTAGCGTGATACAAACGCTCTTTGATCTTGCTATCCTTCAAGAATGCATCCAAGCCCTTCTGACGAAGTTCCTGTCGCATCTGTTTGGTGGAGGGCTTTTTCTTCATACCCTAATTATGCTATGTGCTTGCAATCTGAGCAACGACCATCACTCTGGCAAATCCCTAGGCTCTCGCAACTCCGCTTGATCTTTTCGCCACTTGATCCAGTCTTTGAGCAACTGGACTGACACTTGCTCCCAGACTTCACTGTTAGGTGACACAAGGATCTCGAACCTGTTTTCACAGATGGTCGTTCGGACTCCGTCGAGGTTGACGACCCGCTTGTAAGAGCCATTCGCTTGTTCGCTATACATGAAGTCATCACTCATTACCTCTCCTTGATACTAATCCGATTAGTAGTTACACAGCATATGGGTTTTCTCTGCCACGCTTATTGTAGATCTCTGCGTCGCTGATATCTTCAATGTCAATCTCTTCTCGTGGTGGTGCATCAATACTAATCCATCCTGCGTCACGAAGATAGCGTAATCCTTGGGAGATGCAATCCACAAACTCGTCGTGCTCGGTTCCCTCAGGGAATGAACAGATCTGAGACACCATGCCTTCTGCCCAGTCACGCACATACCCTTTGCGCTTGCTTGACTCTGGTACCCAGACTCGTCCTGCTTTGATGATGTTGGCGACGATTGACAGGCGTTGGACTTTATCGGCACGACCGGGGTTGTACGCATGCACTGGCAGGTGGGCACGCTGTAAGTCCTGAATGAGTGAGATACCTGCGGACTTGTCCTCTACCAGCACCAGATCCACCAGCTTGCGCTCCTTCCCTTCACCGTAGACGGTCTCATACTCTTCCAGCACCTTGGGGCGCAGGTCAGGGTATTGAAGGTGCTCTTGCCAGCAGTCGAGGATCATGACAGACATGCCACCGTCCAGAGGCTTGAACACGCCCATGGTGATCGAGCCTGTGGGATCGTTGTAGGTCTTGTCAGAGGTCGCACAGTCATAGGACTGGATGATGTACTCCAGCTTGGGGAATGGTTTCTTGTCGGGCCAAAGCCTGAACCAATCCCTCTTGACGATGCCACCCTCCTCAGGGTCGATGATCTCCGCATGGATCTCTTGCCGTCCAAGGTTGGTTCCCTCGTATTGGAGGATCTGTTTCTGGAATGCTGGCGCTAGGTTGGCGATGTTCACATAGGTCGATGCCTTGGTGATGGTGACATCATCCCCTTCACGGGACAGCAGATCCATGATCAATGGCTTTGGCTTCGGGGTGGTGGAGCACAGTATCTTGGTGCCACGCTTACCCTTCAGACGGACAGAGAACTGGATCATGTCCCATGTCTCTTGGAGGTAGTCCCACGCCGCCAATTCGTCCAGCCACGCTCCATGGTACTGACCACCACGGTGACGCTCAGGTTCTGACGCTGGGACACCAGTGATGATGGATCCGTTCCAGAGCTTGATCTGGTGCAGGGATTTGTTGTAGTCAACGATTAGTGGTGCAGGGATCACCGCCATCAGTCCTGACTCACCCTCGAAGCAGGTATTGCGTAGGTCGGAGCTGGTGGGAGCGGAGACTAGCCAGCGGGTGTTGGGTTCACTTGCCGCCCAATATCCCAGTGTCTCCGCTGATGTGCGTGTCTTGCCTGATCCTCGTCCTCCGAGCATCAACCAGATATTCCACCAGTCACCGACAGGTTCAAGCTGGAACTTGTGTGCTTTGCTGTTCCACTTAGCACGCCACTGGATAGTCAGTTGTTGGCGTGGGTCAAGCTTCTTGAATCGTTCTCGTGTCTCAGGATCTTTCAGTAGCTCGACTACTGTACTCATTCAGATTCCTGCCGACTCATTGCGTAGTGCTTGAGGAGCTCGTCGAATAGGTCGAACTCACCCTCCATCTTGATGGGAGCGTCAGGATCCCCTGCTACTTCCATGCGTGCCAGCTTGGGAACATGGTACTCAACCACGGACTGGAACATGTCGAATGCTTTCGCTGGATTCGGTGGGACGATGAATTCCCCCTCCTCATTGCGTACACCGTCTGCAACCCTGTCGAGCCATTCAGTGAGCCTGTGAGCGTTTCCATCCACGAAGGTAGCTATGGCTTGCCTAGCCTCTGATGTCGCCTTGTTGGGCGTTCCAGCTACCCTACCGCCTGTCTTCTTACCATCAGCCATGACTCACTCCTCTAAATCCGTCTACTTTAGATTTTGCGTGAGTGTGTACTAACCGTTCTTTCTTTGTGGTCATATTTCAGTCCTTTCGCACAATCGTTTCAGTGCATCTTGGACTGAAGTGTAATTGATTATTACGGTTCTTGGAAGGATCTGATCTCTTTGTCGATATGTACAGTCACTTGGTAGAGCTTGTGTCTCTTGATGGGTTCAAGCTTCCCTTGGTTTTGCTGGTTAAAGTAGATGCTGGCTTTTGTCTTGCTGGTTCCGAAGGAGGACATGACTATTCGTTCTTTACCCATCTTGGTAACGAATGAGTATGCGTATCCTGCTATTTTTCTGCCTTGCATATGGTGTTGGGTGGGTGAGACAGTCTTTTTAGTCTGAAATCTCTTCGAGCCATAGAGCTGAATAGTGTCAGTCTCACCCGTGGAAAGTTAATTGGGTTCGTAGTCGCTTTGTGTCATGCGTTTGGATGCCCACGCTTTGTACGCTTTGAGCTCCTTGATCTCAGTCTCCATCGATGCGATCTTGCCTGCTTGGTGCTTGATGGTGCTGTTAGCACGCTCGATCCAGTCCGCTACTTCTTGTGGCATGTGGTACTTCGGTTCGTCGATATCTTTTGCCACTTTCTTGGCAAGTACTTTCTTGGTGACCATAGTGTTCCTTATTTACAGTTGATGGGGGTGAAGGGTACTAGGTCAGGCATCATGACCAGCAACACAATGGTGGCTACGAATACTAATCCGATTAGTATCTTCTCTGCGAGGGTTTCTTCTCTCATGCTTCCTCCACTGTGATTTTGTATTTCTTGCCATAGCGATCTTCTACAGCGATTGTCTTCTTAGTGGATGCCAGAGATCCGTTTGCGTCCAAGTCCCACTGTGAGCGACCTACGCTTGCCAGCAGGTTCTCTTCGTTGGTGTCTTCCACCTTCAGGATTCCCTGAATCAGGTGGGCGATGTAGTCGCAGTAAGCCAACATGGTGGTGGCTTTGTTTGCGGTATCCATCATCTTCTTGACCATGGTATTGAAGTCGATCACGCTGTCGTTGGCTTGTGCCATTGTTTTGAAGTCTTCCATCTTGTTCTCCTTATGCTTCGTAGACTGACAGGCGACCACAGTTCACCCATTCAGCAAAAAGTCCGTACTTGTGCAACAAGTTGTTCAAGACGGGGTTTTCCTTGTGACCCTTCCAGTAAGGGTACTCTGCATAGTAATTCACCCACTTGTGGCTCTCAGGTTCTTCTGCACTGATGCTGAAGTTCCCATTGTCGTCTGCGTGCTCGTAGACGGGAACCCCCAGCTTCTTGAGGGCGTTGAATGCTTTGATGTATGTGCGTTTCATCTCTAACTCCTAGTTTTAAACCTGCTCATTGCAGTGGTTAGATTCTAACACAGGGTTAGATTCTGGCGTCAATACTTTTTTTGGGCGCTGTACAACTGTTTGTTTGACACCGTTGTACTCGGTGTGCTCTTTCACGCTGGCTTTGATGGTGACAGTATCACCCTTGTTGCCAATATTGGAACGACCTTTGTAAGTGATGGCGTTGCCATGCTCATCATTAGCAATGGTGATGAAGTTGGTGCCGTAGATGCTTTCGAGCACGATGATGCGCTCAACAGTGATGTTAAAGGTGAGCTTGTCACCCACAGCGCCAATGTGCTGGCTGTTAGCTCGTGCAAGCTCAAGACGGTCGATCACCGCAAAGCAAGACTCGACAGCTTCTTGTTGGCGTGCAGTCAGGTTACCCCACTGAGCTAAGTTGTGAGCCATGCTGTGCAAGAAGTCATTTGTGCCTTCGTAAGCCTGTAGACGGGTCACCAAGGCGCTGTTTTGATCACGCCATGCTTGGGTAGCTTCAATGCGTTGTGCGGTACGCTGGAGGCGCTCTGCTTCCATTTGAGCTTTGCGGGACTCACGACGCTTTTGTGCGCCAGCTTGTCTGCGTGCACGAACATGATCGGCACGAACTTTCTCAAAGCCTTCGATACCCCAGCCAGTCTTGGCGACGCAATCGCAACCGACCTTGAACTGGCGTGCGCCAGCGATAGAGCCCTTGATCCAGAATTCCCAACGGATGCCTGTACCGCAGTAATCGCAGACACCGCCAGCCTTTGTGGTGCCATCACCGTTGTCCCATACATTCTCAGTCACATGGGTGCATGAGAAAGGTGCCTTACCGAGTTTTGCTTTTTCAAAAGGATGTGTCATGGTTTGCTCCTAGTTGGGGCCGAAGCCCCGTTTAATTTAACCAACTAACTTCTCTTGAAAAACACGCTTTGCTTCGGTACCTTGACCGACATACTCGTCGGAACCATAAGCAGGATCTACTTCGTCCCAATAAACTGGATCGAGACCTTCTAAACCGTTACCAGATGCCAACACTGCGTTAACACGAGTTGCTAAACGCTCTGCTTTGGCAGAAGCTTCTTCACGCAAATCTGGGAAACATGCATCACCAGTCTCTTCGCAAACGATACGCTCTGTACCGTTGAAGATGGCGATATGACGGAAGCGACGACCTGCTTCGTTCTCCACCAGAACATAATACTGCTCTGCGATGAAGGGATGACCATCGCAAGAATAACCTGCGTTGAACAGATCAGATGCGACATATGCTGTGTAAGTTGCTTTCATTTTCTAACTCCTTGTTAAACCTACCTCGTTGGTAGTGAAGAAAGTATAACTCAAAGTTAGAGTCTGTCAAGGGGTTTAGCAAAAATATTTTCTAGGGACTTTCCCTAATGCAACGGACGGCAGGTGAAATTCGCCCCATCCCCATACTGGGCTTGCAGGATAGCCACCTGAGACATAGCCTTGACCCTTGCCTGCTTGTGCTTCTGCACCAGCTCCTGAATGACCATCTCCATGAATTCGTCTACATCCCCGTTGCTGGCTTCCACCAGAAGCATGGCGACGCACATCAGGCTGGTGGACATGTTGCAGGCGACGCTCAGGGCGACGCTGGTGCCGTCTTTGTCGATGATCTTGGTGATGTATCGCTGTGACAGAGGATCGAGGCGTTCTAGGTACTTCCCGACCTTCTCAATGGCTTCTTTGGTTTCTTTGTCCATCACTGCACCTGCTGGGTTGGTATGCGGTTGCGTATAGCGTCCCCCAGCTTTTCAATGTCGGTGCACTCGTCCGCAAGCTTGGCGCACTCTTCACGCTCAATCATGATGGCACGCTTAGTAGTCTCAATAGCCACCATCATGATCTCTGCCTTAGCCAGAGCCAATGCTTCGTCGAACTCGGATTGTGTGAAAGTCTGTATGTGACCAGCTCCACCGAGGATTGTCTTAGCCAGTTGGCTCAGTTCTTTTTTTTCAGTCATCTCTGTCTTTCGATTGTTGGTATAAGAGAAAGTAAACCCACGCCACCGTGAATGTGACAACGAAACCGATTGTCGAAAAAACGATGATGAACAGGTTAACGATTGTGTCGAGCAGTTCAGCCATGAGCTTCTGCTTCTTCTGGTTTGCGGAAAGGCCAGTGCGTGTTCTCTGCCACATCCTTCCACTTCTTTTGAACCTCAGGTTGTTCGCTTGGTGGGATCCAACCCAGAGCACGCCAGCGTGCGAGTAAATCCGTTTGTGTATCAATCATGTGAGTCTCCCCATAAGATAATTTACGCCCGACTCCGTTACTCTCCAGACCACAGCGTTACGCTTTGATTTGGTCTTGCGACGGTACCCTGAATCCTCCACTAGACCTGCGTCAACCAAAGTAACTCTGCATGGTCGATGTGAGTTCCCAGACATTCCCAGTTTAGTCTGGCATTCCTCATCTGTCATGGGGTTTTGTGCCAACGCTAAAAACACCGCATGCCTGCTATCCCCAAATTTGCTCATAGAAGCGATTGCAGACGCTATGCTGGTATCGCTATGGGATTGGTGTGGGGGAATCGCTGATAAGGGTTTGTGACCCTTTTTGCGCCCCTTCTTGGCGATCTCTCGTTTGATGATCTTGATCGCTGTGTCGGTATCCGCACTCACCCAGTCGTCGGTGAGTGCGTTCAAAACGATTTGTAATTCTGAGAGTGTCATGTCAAAACGAGAAGTCGTAGTACTCGTCACGCTCACCGATGACTAAACCACCACGCTCAGACTTGTTGAGTCGTCCTGTCTCTTGGTTCATGTACATCGCTACCCAGCGTGTGTTTGGTTCCTTCTGCTTGTACAGGTAGGTGGCACCGTTGGGGTTGGGTGTGTATTGGTACTCTTGGCTCTCAGACATGCCGTTGTTGTCAATGCGTTTGACATCGTCTGCTTGCACAGTGATCAGCAATCCCTTACCGACTTTCTTCACCTCGATGATGGTGCCTGCGTGACGGTCAGAGTAGGAGGTCATGGTAGCGCCCATCCCCACTACGGGGGTGGGAGCACCGACCACCATGCGCTCTTGCAATCTGTTGATTAAAGATCCGTACATGGTGGTCTCTCCTTAGAAGTTTAAGATTTCGTTCACGCCAATCAATGCACCGTGGTCATTGATGGAATGTTCGATTTGTTTGATTGATGGGATAGAGCACAAAGAGTAGTCAACGCCCTGTGAGCAGTGACGAGTACCCTCCATCCACTGGAGCTCAACCATGTTGGTACCTTTGAAGATATGGCTGAGGGTTCTTACTTGGGCTCCGAGGAGGTCAGATGTGACCACCAACATGCCCACATACAAAGATTTTTTTGTGATCTTGCGTGTCATGTTGGTTCCCCTTATTTGTTTGGAGTTACACGAATGTCAGCACGACCTTCTTTGCGGAAGGTGTCGAGCACGCTGTCTTGAATGCCGTAAGACACACACAACTTCTTGTAGTCAACAGTACCCTTGACTGCAACCATCTGGATGGTCACTGAGTGCAATTCACCTTGGTGTTCGCCTTCGCCATACTTGTTGGCAATAGCGTCCTTCATTGCTTTGACTTGCTCTGCCAATGCTTTGGCTTGTTGGTCGAGCACATAGAGTGCGTCGATGTCAGATGAGAGAGACTCTACTGTTGCAAGAGCTTGGATAGAGGCTTGTGTTGCTGTGATCATGTTGATCTCCTAAATAAACCTGCGACATTGCAGTGAGGAGAATGATAACTGAAAATTAGAGTCTTGCAAGCCTTTTTTGAAAATATTTGCAATTATTTTCTAGGGACTTACCCTAAGTACTAATCCGTTTAGTAGTACTTATGTTTCTTATGGTCTCATTCAGGGCATCCAACTCGTCCATTTTGGCGATCGCCCACGCTCTTTTATTGCCATGCCAGCCCATGTTTGACCCTTGGTGGCAGGACTTGCATAGCGCCACGACGGTGTAGTGCTTCCCTTGCTTGATGTGGTGGGCATCGCTGGGTGGTGGGGCACCGCAGACGGAGCAGGGTTGCTCCTTGACCAGTTGCACCCACTCTCGCTCGTTCTTGTTGTAGGAACCGTTCACGCTACCGCCCTGTCCATTGTCCTGTTGGATGCCTCCTGAGAGCGCCAGACATCGATTCGAGCTTGTGCTGATACCAACCCCCAGCGGAGCTCCTCTTCACGCTCTACAGCGCCTTCCAGCCCCTTGAGCACCTCAATGTAGGCTGAGTCTGCGTAGGCTTCGATCTCTGCCGCCACTGCGGTCTTGGCTCGTCCCTCAGCCATTGCCTTCTTCATGAGCATTGCCTTCTGTGACTTGCGGTATTCCTCCAAGTACACACGGTGTGCTTTTGCTTCTGCGTATTTGCGACCGTGGGTGTACAGATAATCCACTGCGTCGTTGATGTCCTTCTGGTTCATTGTTCCCTCGCTTTCATCATTTCGTCTGCTACCTTGTAAGCAAAATCTACAAGTTCATCAGTTGGGTATCTGATGCCTGAGTTTTCTGACAACATTCCTTGCATAGCCTTAGCCGCAAAGTAATCACGCAAGGTCATGCCATCTTGCCCCGTGTAGTCTTCTGTTGCTTGAAGTGGAAATGCTTGTATATCTTTCATTTTCCAAACCTCGCTATGAGTGATGCGTCGGCATACGCTTGACCGTTGCCTTTGGTGTCCAGTGCTCTCCAGTCAGGCCAAAGCTGGATAGCACGAGCTCGTGATGCGTCCTTGTCGGTACCAATGAGCCCTGCGTTCTTTTTCCACTTCTGTGGTGTCACCATGGTATGTGGGTACTCCAGAGCGCCTATCACGCCCATGACCGTCCCGCACGAGTGACCGAAGTTGAACATCGATGTCACGCCTTGTCCGGGCATTGCTCCGACCTGTTCCACATACACATGATCGATCTTGATCCTGTCCATGAAGTAGCACAGCTCGGACGCATTCACACGGGTTGCAGATCCGACCTTGTAGGTGGGCATCAACATCCACTCGATGGGTTTGTCGTCTTCGAGGAGAACGATAGCGCCAGAAGCACCGGGGTCAATTCCAATCACCAGCATATTCGCTCTCCTGCTCGTATCGACGACCTTGGTCGTTGTTGAGTTCATCGAGCTCGTTCATCTCGTTCTCGAACCGTTTCTTGAGTTCCTTCAATGCATTGCACGCCAGCTCGTCAGAACCGTAGTACATGACACTGATGAGATCTGCTTCTTGCAGGTTCCTCAAGATGTTTGTCACGGACTTTGTTTGACTAGGCAACATAGCTGGTTCGCCCTGAACGGACAACCAGTAAGCGAAGTTATTCGACAAATTCATTTTTTCCCTTTCAAATCAAACCAATCACACCGTTGCAGTATGAATCGCAGTGGTCTTTGAGGCACACCCTTTCGATCAACGATTTTGGGGCATGTCTTCGTTTGTGTGTCGTACTTCTTGCATTCAAAGCACAACCGTCTGTCGTCTTGGGGATCTGCGTCCCTATCAAACAACTTATCAGCCAAGTCCCAAGCGTCGTTCTCGCTCAGTCCTTCTTCCTCGAAGGTCTTACGCCTTCTTCCATGCTTCAGTATTGCTATCTCTAGTTCTTCTTCTGTCATGTCTTCTCCCTTAAAACCACTCAATGTGGCACTGAGAGTCTAACACAGAATTAGACAATGACAACAGTTGAAGTTTCTCGTTCAACTATCAATTTTCCTTCTGTGACGAAGTTCCAATCCACACCGTTGGGATCCATCTCTGTCCATGCTACGGATTGAATCTTCACCCCTTTGCAGATGATCTCTTTGTTGTTCTCATCAAACACACGCCACTTGTGATCTACAGATCCACGACCTGTTTGTCCTGCTGTCTTGTTGTACCTGATGCGATATTTCATATGATTTCCACATTGGGTTCTTGTTGTTGTTCAGGTGCGTGTGTCACAGCGATATTCATGTGAACGAAGTGCACTGGCTTAGTCTTGTTCAGGTTGCGTGTGAACTGGTGTGGTAACCATGCTGGGCACATGATCAATGCGCCAGCTTCAGGAGCAAACACAATCCGCTCAGACGCTGGTGTGACTGCGTTGGCATCCTTCTGTGGCAGGTTGATCATCACCTTACCTGCTCGTGGATCATGGATCACCATCTTGCATGAGTTCTCTGGTACATCCAGAAAATAGAACGCACTGATTTGCGATCCACCACCATGCACATGCGTATCCATGCTGGAATGGAAGTTGTGCTCTTGCGTCCACATCTCAGTGAAGAAAGTCACCAAGTTATCCATGTTGTATCCCTGAGCATTCAGGATGTTCCACGCTGTCTGGGAGACATACTGAGCAAACTCACTCGCATCAGGATCAAGGGAGAAGTTGGTCGTCATGACCATCATGGGGTTCTTGTTCTTTGCTATTCGTGACTTGGATTTGTCCAAGTACTTCTTCGATACATTGCGTATCGGTTCAAGAAATTCTGGTTTCTTCACAGCATATACGGGGGTTGTGAAGTAGTGAAATTCTTCCAATTGATCCATCGATCTCTCCTGTTAAAGTTCCCAACAGTCTAACATGAAATTAGAAACTAAAAAAGAAAAAACAAGTCTCTTGATTGATACTGATCAATTATTGGATACTTATTTTTAATTATTGGATACTTATTTTTCACTGCCGTTTGGTGGACAGACCTAGCCCTCCTATAAGGGATAAGCCTTCACAAGTTCTGCCGATTGGAGCCACTTGACCCGACAGTCGTTCGATGCAGGGGCACTATCTTCGCCACCCCTTGTCCTATCTCAGCATCTATCCCATAGCAAGACTATCCCCGTACCGCTACCGCAGGTGAGCGACCAGTACAGCGGGAAATAAAAAAACCGTTAAGACAGACCCCGTTGGAAGCGTATACGCTTGTGACGCATACAGTCCCCTTTCGGGGTCGGAGTCTGACTTAACGGTTTTTCAACAGGGCTTCCAACTCCTGTCGTGTGCGTATTCTACATCTGGTCAAGCAGTGGTTGTCAACCCCCTACGACATTCCATAATTTTTCCAACAACAGCCCACAAGCTTTTTTTCATGTGCAGGTCGTTTGCGTCCTCACCCACGGTGTCAGACATTGTGTAAGGAAGCCCAGTACTAATCGCAGACTTCTCACCCGTCTGTGACTCGTCGTTGTCCGCAAAGATGAATCGCTTATGAGGGATCTGATCAGCGACCTGCACTAGGTTGGACGCAGAGAAGCACACCACCACCGACGCAGGCAACCCACAGCTCTTGAGGGCGTGGTGCACGCTCAGTCCAGTAGCGTAACCCTCCACCAGCCATGTCTCCTCTGCGGTGCGGTTACCGATGTAGAACACAGCATTCTTAGCACGCATGCCGTGGAGCATCTTCTTTTCATACTTGCGCTCCTCAGGTACCCAGCGGATCGACTGGTACCCCTGCAACTTGTTGGTGACGACATTCCGCATGGGGATCAGCAATTTGTCGTCGAGCACCAGCCCCTTTTCGTCGTAGAAACCTTTGATTTGCAAATAAGGGTGATTTTCAAGCTTGGCAGAGCGTAAGGTGATGTCCGCTTGTAGTGCGGTCTGCTCGTACTTGTGTTGTTGCTCAGATGCTTGTGACTGGCGTTTAGCGACCCACTGGCGCTTTTCTTCGTCTGTCCATGGTTTGGCATGGGGATCTTCGTACCAGATCACTCTAGCCTCTCCTGACCAGTCCATGACCCATCCTCGTTGCCCATCCCAGAAGTAAGCGCCATTTCCAGAGCGAGGTTTGTCCACCGTTCCAGTACGACGGATCTTGTCTGAAGCATAAAGCTTGGAGTAATCAATGTCCACTCCATGAGCTCGTGCAAAATCGATGAAGCTCATGCTTGTCCCCTTGCTCGGATTGCGTTTGAATCGCTCGCCAATGAATATGAATCATGTAATTGCCGAAGTACAGCGCAAAACTTCTCACGCTCACGCTCTGCTACCAGTTTGGCAAAGGCTTCAAGTGCTTCATAAGTCCAAAGTCGGTAACCTTCTTCACTTGTTTCTAAATTTTTCCCAACCTGTCTAGCCATCTCAATGATTTCAGATTGACTGATATTCATACTTGACTTCCTTCAACATGATTTTCAATTGATCTTTGATGTACTTCACCTCTTGTAGGCGATGTGCGGTTTTTGCGTTGTACTCTTTGTCCAGCTTGTTTTTGAGGTACGCCTCACGGTTGTATAGCAAAGCTTCGATAGTCTTTGGTCTCATCGTCTTGTTCCCCTCTTGTAAGCGATGTTCATCTGCTGAATTTTGTTGAACACATTCTTGGTGATCTCTACCGTTGGTGATGTCGAGAATGCCCATCGAGTCTCCTGCCCTGTGATTTGTTTGAATAGATGCCATGCACGACCTGATTGGTTCTCAGGTTTGCTGTGATGGCGTGCATATGAGCACACCTGATTCCAAAGGTGCTCTGCGTTGTCAGCAAGCTTTTTCTTGTTCTTGCCTTCACCGATAAAGATTTCCTTCATATGACCGGGCAATGCTTCGCTAATCTCCTTGCTAATCCGTTCGTACCCGCATGCCATGCAACGCTTGTGGAATGGGGTGAAGTGGCACCGTGGGCAACCCTTCGCATCGAACTCTTCCTTGGTGCGGATCTTCTTGTCCAGCTTGTCACCGTCGTCGAGCTTGTCGAGTCCGTTGAAGTAGATGTCGTTGAAGTCCTCAAAGAAGCGAACGATGTTTCCTGAAAAGTCCAGCAGGTAACAGTCTTTCTTGCCAGTCTCTGGTGACGAGCGCAAACCACGACCCCACATCTGGATAGCGGTACTCAGTGACTTACGCAATGGGCGTGCGTCACAGATACATCCGACATCAGGGACATCAAAACCCTTTGCGAGAGCTTCCACGCTGATCAGTACCTTGAGGTGACTGTCAGGCTTGCGGTACTCCTTGAGAAGGTCGTCACGCTCTTTGTCAGAAGTTTCGCTGGTGAATACCGCCGCCATGATTCCAGACTCGATGAACTGCCTGCACAGCTCCTCGCAGTGCTTGATGGTCGCTCCGAACACGATCGTCTTGCGGTTGTCGCCAAACTTCTGCCAGTCAGACACGACATCGCCAACAATCTTGAGCTCACGCTCTTCTGCCGCCTTCTCTGTCCACTCGCCCCCACGGGTCTCTGCGCCACTCATATCGGGCTTGTGGCACGAGAAAATCCGCATGGGTACCAGTACCCCCTGCTGAGTCAGGTCGTACATCGTGGTGGCATTAACCAAGTTGGTAAAGATTTTTCCAAGACCCACGGTAAATGGGGTTGCGGACAGACCGATCACCGTTGCGTTTGTTGCGTTTGCAAACTTCGTCCACGCCTTGTAGGTCGTGTGTGCTTCGTCCACTACCAGCACATCCATTTGAGGCCAGAACTCCCGCTTGGCGATCGTCTGCACGCTGGCAATCTGGAAGAGCTCCTCAGGTCTACGCCTCCAGTGCTTTGCCTGAATGATCCCATGGTTGTACATCCCGTATCGGTCAGCGACCGTAGATGTCTGGTTGATCAGGGTGGTGCGGTCACACAAGAACACCGCACGCTTTCCCTTCTGGATAGCTTCATTACAGATTCGTAATCCGAGGTAGGTCTTGCCTGCCCCCGTTGGAGCCATGATCAACTGGTTCTTGTGCCCTTCCCTAAACCCTTGGCGCAATGCTTCGTGGGCATCTACTTGGAAGGATCTAGGTTGGGGAAATTTTGTTCCATCATCACGCTCACTTGGCGCTAGGTTATGTGTCATTTTTTACCTTTGAGTTTGTCGTTTTCTTTTTGCAGTTTCTTTACCATCTTCACCGCTTCGTTCTTCTCGTTCATCAATCCGTGCAGTCGGACTTCAAGTTGAGCGTTGAGGTGGTTGAGCTTCTTGATCTCTTCGTGAGCCACCTTGAGTGGTTCGTCCGACTCCAATAGCTTGTACATCGCATCCTGATCCGCTTGCATCGCCAGCTCAGAAGCTTTGATTTCCTCATCTGAAGGAGCTTCACCTGCGTAGGGATTTTCCCTAGGTGTTGTTTCTGTACTACTAATCTGATTAGTATCCTCTTGCGCCTTCTTTTTAGCGTGCTTGATCTTGTCCTGAGCTTGTTTTTCCTTCTTGGCAGGATCACGCACAGAAGCGACAAACGGTTGAGATACTTGGCAGAGCTTGGCGATCTCGTAGTTCGACTTGTCAGCGAACCCTTCAATCTTCAAAGCCATCTCGACCTTGTTGCGCTTGTCGTCGTTGGTCAGGGGTTTGCCGTGCTTGCTGTTCGCTTTGAGTGCTTCCACTTGTGCGTCTTGCAAAGTACCGGGCTTGTACTTGACCTCGATGTCCTTGATCCCCAACAACTTGTAGGCGTGATAACGGTGGAACCCGTCTGTGAGCCAGTGAGTCGATCCGTCAAATACTGTCTCCAGCAAAGGGAACTCGTCACCCTCTTTCATCGCCTCCAAGTAGTTGTACACGGTGGGCTGGTCAATCACCAGTCGGCACTGCGTCCCGCCATCGATTCTGATGGCATCAAGCTTTACTTTCTTCATTTACATCTCCAGTTAATTGCAGTGGGTTAATCAAACAAATCGGGGCGCAATTCTCGTGCTTTTACCAATCCTTGTGTTGCTTTCTCGATTTGCTTCGCCAGCTCAGGGGAAGGTCGTCTAGCTTTTCGTATCAGCAATCCCAACCATGTCGGTGTGATTCCCAGATACTCTGCCATCTCTTTCTTCGCCCCGTAGGGTTCGTCTTTAAAGTACTGTTTTAAGTTCATAGAGCTCCTTTCTTTTTTCAGAGTCTAACACAGAATCAAATTTCGTGTTATAGTCTTTCCACGGTCATGTGATCGGGTTAGTTGTCCTACGGGACTGTTTAGGAGAAAGATATGAGTTTCATTGTTGAAGATACGGGCGGTTCATTCGAGCGTTGCCCCTCTGGTATGCACCTCGCACGGTGCTACCGAATTGTGGACTTGGGCACGCAAAAGTCCGAGTACATGGGTCAAACCAAGTACCTGCACAAAATCATGGTGGGTTGGGAAATCCACGGTACAGACGACAACGGTAAGCAATTGAAGATGATGGACGGTCGCCCGTTTGCAATCTTCAAGAATTACACCTTCAGTTGGTCAGAGAAGGCTAACTTGCGCTTAGACCTCCAGTCATGGCGTGGCAAACCTTTTACTCAAGAAGAGATGCGTAAGTTCGATCTCAAAAATGTGTTGGGTGCATGGTGCATGTTGAACATCATCGAGCGTGCAGGTCAGAACGGTAAGACCTACTCCAATGTGGATGGTGTCACTCCAGTCCCAGCAATCATCAAGCAGAACGGTCTCCCACAACCTGTCAATGCCAACGAGCTGTTCAACCTCCAAACGCCAGACATGGCAATGTTTGAGAAGTTTAGCGACCACCTCAAAGCAAAGATCCAGTCTTCGCCTGAGTGGGAGAAGTTGCAAGGCAAACAATCAGCGCCAGCTCAAGTTACTACTAATCCGATTAGTACTGGCTTTGACGAAGACGACGATATTCCTTTCTAGGAGGAAACATGAAAAAACTATTGCTTATCCCGCTTTTACTAGTGGGTTGTGGATCATCACCACCTGCACATAAGTATTCCTCTGCGCCTGCTGTACAGCTCGTGGTGGATCCCAGAGCACAACAGATGAGTCGCAACGAAGTCATTCAAGCGACTCACGAGTGTGAGGGTAATGGCATGAGAGCAGTACCCATCATGACCAAGCGACTGATCTCAGGAATGATGTCGGACATCATCATCGATGTTCAATGCATGCCTAAGCTTCGTCTATCACTCTGAGGAGGACACCATGGTTCAGTTTCTCGTGGGGTTCTTCCTCGGTTTATATGTCGCAACCCATGGCGTAGGCAGTATGGCTGAAGTCGTGGATACCAGCGTCAACACAGTTAAAAACATCAAAATAACATCGGAGAAGTAAATGACAACAATCATTGCAAGGTCAGCAGAGTCAGTTCATTGGTACCGTGCAGATGACGGAGCGCCACAGTACACCGTGAAAGCAAAGGATGGTTCTGACCGTCCTACAACGCTTCGTGATGCACGCAAGCTGAACCTAGTACCGTCAGTGACCACAGTGCTGAAAGTCTCGGCAAAGCCGGGGCTGGAGGTCTGGAAGAACGAACAGATGCTGTTGGCGGCGCTCACGCTCCCACGCAAACCTGAGGAGACAGAGAAAGACTTCATCGCCCGTATCGTCGCTGACTCCAAGGAAACTGGCAAACAGGCGGCTGAAGTCGGCACACGCATCCACGAATCCATTGAGGCTTGGATCGAGGGCGTGCGTCCTGTGGAGCACGAAGAGATTGCCAAAGCATTCGAGGAATCCATCTTCAACCACTTCAAAACCCATCCTATGCAACCGTGGCTCACCGAGCGTGCTTTTGCATCACCCATGGGTTTTGGAGGCAAGGTGGACTTGTTTTGCAAGGCTGACGAGCATGCACCTACAGGTATCGTGCTGGACGCTAAGTCGAAGGACTTTGGCCCCGACGACAAGGTGGAAGCGTATGACGAGCACCTGATGCAACTCTCAGCGTACCGTCATGGTCTTGGCTTACCCCACGCTCGTTGCGCTAATGTCTTTTGCTCACGCACCCACCACGGTCTTATCAAGGTCGTGGAATGGTCTGAGGAAGACTTGACCAAGGGCTGGGAGATGTTCCAAGCTTTACTTCGTTTCTGGCAGTTAAAAAACAACTTTGGTCTATGAGGTTCATTGAACTCTTCGCAGGCATTGGTGGCTTCAGGCTCGGTTTAGAACGAGCTGGTCACCAGTGCGTGTGGGCTAATGAATTCATGCCTAAGGCAGGGAGCATTTATGAGCACAACTTCAAACACAAACCCGATGGACGAGACATACGAACCATTCAACCTGACGAGATCCCCGAATGCGATCTGCTCGTTGGAGGATTTCCGTGTGCAACTTTCTCAGTTGCAGGAAGAAGAACAGGGTTCAACACCGAAGATACACGAGGTACTCTCTTCTTTGAGATCTGCCGAATCCTCGGTAGTAAAAGAATCCCATATGTATTCCTTGAAAATGTCAAAGGACTTCTCAACCACGACGGTGGGAGAACCTTTGCAGTTATCCTCGCAAGTCTGGATGAACTGGGGTATGACTGCCAGTGGGAGTGTGTTAACAGCAAGAATTTCGGAGTCCCACAGAACAGGGAGCGAGTATTCATTGTCGGACATCTTAGAGGAAGACCCAGACCCAAAGTATTTCCTCTCGGAGAGTGCGTTGCAGAGGATGCTGGACAAGACGAACGACAAGAAGCTGATCACGAAGGAGAAGGAGATCAACCTGATTCAGGGGGATCTGTTCGAGCAACTCATTGGCGACGAAACCACTTCAGAGACATAAAGGGTGACCACACTCCCACGCTGACCGCAAACATGGGTACAGGTGGGAACAATGTCCCATTTGTCACTGGTAAGGTGATGGAAACCCGTGATGTGTTCCCAACCCTCGATGGGCACTACTGGAAGGGTATTCAGAACAACCAAGGGCGTGGTGCAGTGATGCAAGTGCGCCCTGTTCTTACCCCCCACAGAGAAGAGAAAAGACAGAACGGTCGTCGTATCAAAGATCACAACGAACCAGTCTTTACTCTGACTGCACAAGACCGCCACGGTCTGATGGTCGGGACATCGCTGAGAAAGCTCACCCCTTTGGAATGTGAGAGGCTTCAGTCGCTACCCGATAACTGGACGAAGTGGTACGCAGACGGTTCACTGGTACCTGACGCACAGCGTTATGAGCGTTGTGGTCGTGCGGTGACTGTCAATGTCATCTACGAAATTGCAAAGAGGATCCACATATGAAAGACTGGACTTTCGATGAGTTTGCCCAAGGGTTTGACTCCCATGTCAGGGAACAACTTCCATGGTACGAGCTGGTCACCACCTCAGTCGCATTCATTGTCCGCAACTACCTTCGCAGAGAAGGTCTGGTGTACGACATTGGGTGCTCCACTGGGAACATGACCATGGCGATGATGGATGTGGTGGAAGAGCGTGATGCACGCATCATAGGTATCGAGCCAGAGAAATCTATGGTGCAGGCATACTCACGCTTTCTTGCCAAACCAAATGTCACCGTGTGTCAGGAGTTTGCAGAAGAACACAACTACGACTCTTTTGATGTTGCGGTTGTGATGCTGACTGCCATGTTCATCCCTGTCTTCTACCACAAAGACTTTTTGGAAACCCTCTACTACAACTTGAATGTAGGAGGAGCCATCATCATCGTGGACAAGGTGACGGATGAATCAGGGTATTTCTCCACCGTAATGAAGCGTCTGACAATGTTCTGGAAGCTTGAGAACGGTGCGAAACCTGAAGAGATATTGAGTAAAGAGCTGAGTCTCTCAGGGGTTCAACGACCCTTGGATCCAAAGCTCCTACGCAATTACAAAGCAAAACAATTTTTTCAACTTGGAGAATTTAAAGGATGGGTGATAGAGAAATGACACTAACCAAACAAGAGATCACAGAAGCATTCGTCAATGCTCACTTGGAAGAGAACTACAACTTCCTTGAAGACGACCTCGTCAAGCTTGCTAACGCAATCATCGACAAGGCAAAACCTGTGTTGATAAAGGAGGAAAGAGCGTCATGCGTTGAGGTGGCACGAGCTTACAACACGCTAGTCGCTGACAAGATTCTGGAAGTCAGAACACAAGAAAACAAGAAATAAAAAAAACCCCCTCTGAGGGAAGCAGAGGGGGCGAAGGGCCACTGCAAGGCCATTCATGACGGAGATGACATCACGAATTTATTTGTACCCCAGCGCCTTCTTAGCGTAGGGGTAAGCTAATGCTCCACCTGACAGACCGAGACCGATTGCCTCAGTGACTGGTGTTGGAATAGTGGCGACAAGACCACCTAAACCACCCACCATCTTGAGGTAGTCTTCCTCGTTCAGGGGTTGGTTCTTGCTGTACTTGTCGTACACATCGTAGAGGTCTTTGGCACCCAGAGCGCCACCTAAGGCACCGATACCTACCTTGCCTACACCAGAGCGAATGCCAGCCCGTTGAGCCACCTTTGCTTCCGCTTGTTGCTTGGCGAGTTGAGCGGCTTCCTTTTCCCGCTGGATTGTCTGTTCAGCTACACGCTTCTGTGCTTCACGACGCAGTGCGTCCTCTTCAGCCTGAGCCGCTACATGCTGTGGCACCGCAATACCACCACGAGTCGGTGTCTGTGGGCCTGCATTGATGATCACCTGCTTTGCACCGGGTTGCTTCATGTGCGCTTCACGCTCCAACGCTTGACGATTGGATTCCCAGTTGTGTGCGCTTTCCATCTGGCGACCAGTAGGTTTGTTCTTTTCGTCACGGATGCTTTGCATCATTCTCTCGACCATTGTGTCATAGTCGTCCACATGAGCACCAATGTGCTCGGCATCAAGAAGTGCAGAAGGAACACCAGCAGTAGGTGCTTTGGGTGCGTACACGCCTTCAGCAGGGGTCAAGAAGTTTTTGCCAGCGTTGCGAATCGCATCCTTATGAGTCAGGTATGCGCCCGTAGCCGCCCCACCTGCCACAGTAGCAACTTCAGACTTGGGAATTTCTTTGGCTTTTTTCTGGGCTTCGATCTTCTCTGCTTCTGAAGGAGTGCTTACGGTGTCATAAAGATTGCCAGTTTTATCACCGTGCAATTCTTTGAAATACGCTTCCGCTTCACGGTCAGCTTCTTTTTCTTCGTCCGTGCGGTTATCTTCTTTTGGGTCAGCCATGTTTAACCTCCTTTGAGCCTCGCTCTGTAATCTGCATCATATTTTCTCTTGATCGCATCGTATTTTCTGTCGATCTTCTTTAGGTTCTCAGAGTTGTTGTGAATGTCGGCATAAGGTGTTGGACTACCCTTTGTGCGTGGCAATTCTTTCTGAATGGTGTCGTAGTACTCTTTGTTGTGATCGAACTCAGCACGACTGTGATGCAACAGGTTGAGGGCGGCGGGGGCAGTCTGATCAGGACTCACAAAACCAGACAAGGCTTTCATGTATTCCTGTTGTGGGACTTTACCCATCGCCACGCCCTGTGAGCGCAAGTTAGCCATGGTGATGTTCATGATCGAGCTAAACAACTTGTCTGCGTAGTTCTTTGCTGACTCAGGCAAACCAGCGTCCAAGAATGCTTTCACAGGCAAGCTTACATTGGCGTTGAATGCGCCAGCGTGCACACCAAAGCCCTCAGCCAGCGCCGCTTGGATCGGATCCTGACGAACCATCGCAAACACTTTGCGTGCTAACTCTGGGTTCTCATCAATCATGCGAATAGCGTTGTCGTATGAGTTCTTGATGCGTGTGTAGGATGGACCTGTTGCGACAGCTTGCAAGTTACCTACGCTCTCTTGGTATGGAGCTTCCAATGCTTTTGCACTTGCGCCATGTTGCTCTATCTGGATTCGACGATCTTCTGAACCAAGACCTTCTGTGTCTGGTCGTGGCAAAGACTGTGGATAAATTTCGCCAGCTTTTGCAGGAGCAGGTGCAGACGGTTGAGGTTTGATCTCAGCGACCTTAGCAGGTTCACGCTCCCAATGGTTGGGATCGTTCTTAGGATTGGTTTGTTTCCAGCCTTGCTCTTCCAAAATCTTCAATTGAGGTGCTGTGAGCTTTTTGCTTGGATCCAGATCAATCGCATCACCAGTGAAGTGTTTACTGTCAGTAGCGACAGGACGACCTTCTTTAGTGAATTTAGGATTGTTTGGATCACGCAAAGCTTCCTGCTCTTCCTTAGTGCGAATATTGCTGATAATCGGAATACCGCTCTTGTGCAGGTTGTAGACATCTTCGTTAGCACGAGCGCCACTTGGAAGGATGTAGACATTGTTTGGCTTTGCTTTCTCTTCCTTGGCAGGTTCTGCGCCTGTTGTTGGAGTAGTTGTCGTAGCGCCAGCAGGTGCTGGTTTTGTAGTGTCACGAGGAGTACCCTCAGGCTTGATGTTCTTGAGATAACCCATCTCATCAGGTGACAAAGGAATGTTCGCATCTTGTTTTTGCTTGATGCGTTGTAGTGTCTGAGTCTGCTGATCTTGCTGGTACTTGAGCTCGTTTTTGAGTGCTTCAACGGTAGAAGAGCCGGGTGCGGTAGCCGCCCACTCACCCACCAACTGAGCGGATGGGGTCTCACCGGGGTGCTCATCCTTCCACTTCTTGATCTGGTCAGCGACTTTCTTGTTCGCTCCCAACAACATGTTTGACTGAGCGAGTTGGAGCTTCATCTGAGCGACTGGTAATTTGTTGGCACGCTCTTGCTCGATGTTCTCACCAAACGCTTCCGCGGCGCTACCTACAGATGCCAAGAAACCACCAAGTTGTGGTTTGGCAAAACCAGCGGCGACCTTAAACCAGTTTGGCTTTTGATAGCGTTGCTCCAGTGCAGAGATCGCATCTCTTTGTGCTTGGTTCAACTCTGCAAGGCGTTCGTCATCCTGCCCATACAAAGGCAACTTGTTCATGTCAATGCCCACATTGGGCAACCCACCTACTTGTTTTTCTTCACCAGCCATATTTAACCCCTAGGTAGACCACCACGATTACGAGTTGATGCACAACCCATTGCGCCCAAACCCTTAGAACGGATTGAACCACCAGTAGCCGCGAAACAGGTACAGCACAGGCAAGCACAGCAATTGCAAGCTACGCATGTATCGCACGCACAGCATGAGTTGCATGCGGTACAACAAGGATTGGTTTGGCATCCACAAGAAGTGCAATCAACTGGATTGCAACATTCATCCAACATCTTCCCGCATGAAGCCATGTGCCAACCGTTCTTGGCGGCGGCAATATCCTTCGCTGACATGCCACTGTTAGGCAACATTTTCTTGAGACCGCCAGAGACTTTGCACAATACATCTGGGTACTTGCACAAGATACCGAGTGCGCCAGCCCCAGCCGCGCCCAGCGCAGAGAAAGGTGACATGCACATAGTCGTCTTGACTGATGTTGGGATCTGAGCGCCTTGCAACAGACCTGACAACTTAGTCAATTGAGACAGTGGGTAGCACTGAGCGTTCTGAGCGATCGTCTGTTGTTGACCACCAAGAGTAGCGAGTGCGTTGACACACGCAAGGTTAGCCGCTTGTTGTTGCTGACCCAGCGTACCCATGCCCAGACCTGCTTGCTGGAGTGCACGAGCTTGTTCTGCGGTAACAGTACCTGCGGTAGAACCTGCTTGGTTGAGGATCTGTTGCTTGTTAATCGCCGCTTGTAACGCTTGGTTGTACCCTTGGTTCTCCATGTTAGCAATCTGTGTGTTCAGATCTTGCATAGCGTTTGCTTGCACTTGACCCAACACTTGAGCGCCACGCTGTGAACCAAATTGACCGCTACCGACAGCGGCCGCTGTTGCCTGTGGTGACAGGTTTTGCTGAATGTTGCGGTTAGCAATATCAGACATGCCATGTACAGCAGTCTGAATGTATGGGCTCATATAGCACTGAGCTAACTGAGCGGTGTTCGTGTTAGCCGCTTGTTGCACATACGGTAACGCCGCGCCCGTGATGTCTTGATTAGCGGCGCAACCCATGTACCCCAGACCCGCTTGGAACGCAGGTTGAGACAACCCAAAATTCTGTTGTGCTTTGCAAAACGCTTCTGTCTGGAGTGGTTGTGCACCAGCGTATTGAGAATTGCAAACCGCCTGCTGTCCCTTAGATGCAAGGTTTGTCAGGTAGTTCGTGTAAAACGACGGTGCACAGGTCGTTTTATTCTGTGAGGATTGCAGTAAGTTAGCCATTATCTTTTCCCATTCTTGATGTAATCAATCGGGTCTTTCGCCTTTGGTGGTATTTTGTTCAATGGAGCACCTCTTTTATGGGCACGCAATTTAGTACGCAACCCATCAAGAATCTCTGCACCACGCTTATTATCGCCACCTCCTAGGGCTGTGACAAATGACGCTGGGAATACATATTCCCCGTCAGCGATCTTGGCTGGAACAGGGTGCAAACTGCCACCCTCTGCCTTGTGAGGTACCTGTTGACGGAAACCGTCTAGAACCTGCTTTCCAGCCTTGCTAGAACCGTCACCAAGAGCCGATACGGTCTCAGCGTCCATTACATAGTCACCGTCGTGCAACATCGCTGGAATGTCGTCTGATTGACCTGTACCACCACCGCAGGCGTAGTACCCAGTCAAACCAGTGATGAACTCAGGGTTGTGACCTTTGGGCGTTGCGGATGCGTAATGCTGTGGCAAACCACCGTTGGCAAGTCCTCCTGTGATGGATGACTTGATTTGCTGGAGAGCTCTTGGTTCAGGTTTCTGTCCACCAGTACCACCACGCAAGAATTCAGGTTTGTCGCACGCCCACTTGGGTTCGTATTGTTTCATGCAAAAAGTCTTTTGCCAGTCGATAGTCTTGCTTGCTGGTTTGCATTCTTCTGCGGAACCGCCACCAGAGAATCCTAGACCACCACAACCAATACCTAAACCCATAGGATCCACGCCAGAGTATGAGCACATTGGCATACCACCTGAGGTACCCATGTGTGGCAAGCCTGCCTTCTCTTCTTTCAAAATGTTTGAAATAGATTGCGTTTGCAATTTAGGCAAAGCACCTCGTTGTCTTCCACCCTTGTCTACCAAGATGTCAGCGTGGCTACATAAAAAGTTTGGCATGCGTCCTCCTCCGACTGGCATAGCGCATTTTGCGCCTAAACCGCCAGTGAATGTTTTAGTTGGTGTGCAAGTTACAGGTGAGCGTGTAACAGGCGTTTTTGGTGTCTTTGGTACTTTTGGTTTTGGTGTGTTTGTGTGCGGAATCTTTGGTCGTCTTGGGCGACGAGGTTTGCAAGAACCACATTCACATCCACAGCAAGAACAATCACAGCAAGAGCAATCACAACATGTACCGCAATCGCATGACATACAGCAATCTGTAGTGCAACAGTCAGTCACACAGCAATTCATGTCGCATGGAACGCAACAATCTGTTGGAACACAGCAATCAGTTGGAGCGCAATAGTCGCACGCCATACACATAGCGCAATCCAAACCACCACATGGTGCTGGTAGGCATGCACATGGCAAGCATGTAGAAGGTGTGCATCCTGATGGCATGCAACATGGTGAGCAATAGTCACATGGAGCGCATGGCTCACAAGGTGTGCAAGGTGTACAAGGAGTGCATGGAACACATGTTGGTTCTGTGCACAACTGTGGATTACATGCAGGAACGCATGGAGTGCATGGTGCAGGTGAGCAGGTAGGAACATCAGGTGCACAAGTGGGCACGCATGAAATGTTTTCTACTGTGTCAATTGCATTGGTTGCGTTGTCAATGTTACTAATCGTATCAACGGTATCAACAGCATCCAAAGCTTCAGAAGCGATGGCGACATCCTCAGCGGCGCACAGTGCCAAGCTTGCTCCGTCAGTAGCAATCGCTAAACCGATCGAAACAATTGCTCCAATAACTCCACCACCACCACCGTAGTGACGGATGACGCTACCGCATCCAAGAATACTGTCTTCGCTATACGGTTGGAAAACCTGAGCGCCTAGGTGCTGGGTACTGAACCCACCGATCTTGTTCATAGTTCAATCATCCAGTTGTATCTAGGCAGATTAGATTCATGAACTTCAACACCTTGTCGTTCACCTAATTGCTTTAAAAGATTGATGATCTCTTCATTGTCAGCTTGACCATACAGACGATGGATGCCTTTGTTTTGCATCTGTGCAAAGAACTGAAGGAGGGCTTTTGACAGACCTAGGGGTGAGTCTGTGGTGAAGAGGTGCGCGGCGAACGCTTTTTGAGAAATCCGTTGCAGAAGCAAAACAGTGTTTTCTTGGCTGAGGAGAAGACCGCCTTGTTTGAGCATATGAGCTACGCCAACCAAAACGAGCTTTGGATTCAAACCCCTCTTCTGAGAGTCCGCTGTTATGACATCTGTAGGTTTCAAATCAAACTCCCGCTGATTGCTGGACGGACATAATGCCGACCATTTGTTTTGCCCAATCTTGCCAAGTCTCGTATCCACGATGATCTGGCACCCCTGACTGGACAAAATATCCAATCCCGTTCATTCCATCTACCCAGTCACGCCAGTTTTCCTCAGGAACATGACCTAGTTGGTTACCAGCAAACAGCTCTTCCATCAGCTTGTTGTACTGCTCCCAAGTCATTTCTCGTGGGTCATAAACTATCATGGGTTACCCGTTCCACGGACATCGCCTGTGTCTATGCTCAAGATCACACGACCCATGAAATAGTCGCCATTCCGAGTATTACTACCAAAGCGCAACCGCATCTCACGACGCTGTTCTTTCATATCTATTTTAAGGGTAGTCGGGTCAAAAGGGTAGGGATCTGATGGATCATCGACATCTTCCGCATAGGACTTACCTGTGACGATCAATTCCATTTGACCATTCTGTACAAAGTCGGGTTCCACACGCTCCAAGCGTGTCCATACATTGTCCCCAGCTCCCTGTACCGTACCCACCAAACCAACGCTTCCGCTGATGATGTTGGTCTCCACATAGGACTCGATTGCGTCCACATTGTTGGTGTAGACCTGATTAGTACCCTTTTCGTGTTGCCACAGGGTGTATTCACCAGTATTGTTTTCTTCCCATCCACCCCAGATGGGGCGACGGAACACCTCAGAGAACACCCCAGCAGAGCGACGAGCGCCTAGTGCTTGTCCTGCGTCATACCAACACTTCTCACGGATGTTGTAAATCACTGCATCGTTGCATTCTTCGCTATCCCCAGAAGGGAAGAACCACCAGATTTCACCCCAGCGTGGGACTTTGCTTGCCCAGACTTTTTGGCGCTGGTTGTAGTTCAGGTTGTCAAAGAAGTAGTTGAAGTTCTGGTTGTTTGGGACTTCCTGAACCACACCGTTGTACATCAGGAAACGATCAGTACCAGCCCAGAAATAAATGCCGTCATATTCGATAACGCATGCGCTAGACAAAATCGATGACTGTTGGGTGATCAGGTCATAGCGCCAGTACAGCGTAGAAGTACCCACCTGTTGAGGTGAATAGGTGACCCGTATCACGGAATCTAGAGTCCAGAACAACCCAGCAGGGGAGGTTGTACCACCCCGTAAAGGTAACCCCTTGACGACCTTGGTAGAGGCTATGTTGTTGGCGTTTGAGTCAGCAGATGTCCAGTTGTTGAAGTCTCCTGCTGAACAGTTCTGGATCAGTCCATTGTTCCCATACACAAACAGGTAGGGGTACAACATGACGACACCACCAGACACGCTGATGTTGTTGTCAAAAGTCAGTGTCACGGTACCTGATGCGGTAGCGTTATTGCTCAAAACTACCGTCCAGACACTTGATAGTTGCGCTACAAAAGTCAGACCTGCGGTTGTTCCTGCGGTAGTCGTAATCGCTGTACCACCTTTAGTGGTGGACAGAGTGAAAGTTGTTGTGCCGTTGGTAGCGATGATGTAGTAAGTACCTGCTGAAATACCTGTCGCAGTACCAGTCAAAGTACCAGTCACAACCACTTCTTGATTCAATAACAAGGTGGTTGCGCTACACGAGAATTGACCTGCTGTACCTGTTACAGCTACACCTGCCAGCGTGATGGCGTTGCTCACCAACCCTGACGACACGATCGTGGTGCTGGCTGGGATACCAGTACCAGTGACGGTTACACCTGCTCCCATCGCAATATTGGTGGTGGCAAAGGTCACATTTGGAGAACCGTTGGTGGTTGTTCCACTAGCAGTAAACACGCCCACAGGATTCATGGTTGTACCTGTGAATGCGCCAATCATGGGGCGGGTGTTTGTGGTCGATGAGATGTCGTACAGGTTTTGACCGGGGTGGGCGATCAAGTTATTGTTCCCAGTACCGTATGGGTCATAACCAATATCCATCTGCCACAGCGTGTTGGGGTTTGGATTGTAGTAAGTCAAAGACTCCACATACCCTGCAAAACCTGATCCAGTTCCACCAATACTCGCAGATGGAATCGTCACAGTGTCGTTGTGCACATATCCAGTTCCAGCGGTTGTGACGGTCACTGAGAACACCAAATTGCTTGACACAACTACGGTGACTCGTGCTCCAGTACCAGCTCCAGAACCAGTGACGATTGCCACATTGGTATAGGTACCGTTTGTGTACCCAGTTCCTTGACTAACAATCGTGATGCTAGAAAGTGGGCCCACTGGCTCGATGTTTGTTGGACCCGATCCGACAGCGTCATCATTGTCAGTCGTCCATTGTTCCAAACCGTTGCTGTATCCAGAAATCACATAGTTGATCCCGTCTTGGGAGCTCATGATCATTCCACGGCTTACCCCTTTTGCGTTCAGGAATGATGCGTTGTACCCTGCAATTTTGCGTGGGCGACCATACTGGAAGCGAACCCATTTACCGTCTACATAAGAGACTGACGCAAACAAGGTTCCATCACGCTGGATGCCCGGTCCGACATGGAGGGCTACAACCTTTGCTGTCATTAAAACGCTCCAGCATTGATACCTAC